CTTCATCGGCTTCCAGCCGACGACTACCCCGTCGCTCCTGTAAATTGGTTAACTTCACAAGAGTTTAATCAATGATTCAGGAACAAAGCACCATAAGTGCCTTTCAAAGCATCCTTACAAACTTCAAGTTCGAAAGAACTATAAGTTTGTCTGAAGAATTCGCCCAAAAGCGATTTCTGAAGAAAATGGAAGCCCCTGACTCTTTGAAGACGAAAGACCGAAAGGACCTTTGTTGGTCTAATTGGAAAGCGTTTGATGAGGGTCTACCCCACGCATTCGGTTTGTTACCAGGTAACTGGTACAGAGCCCGTCTGAAAGCACATGAAGCTACAAGACGATTTCGAATCGGAGAAATCACTATCACGGATGGTAGCGAGTTTACGTCGACTCGTGGCCTTAACAGTTTGGAATCCAAACTGTCTCGGTCTCGTTTTGATATTACTCGTGGTGCTGTTGATCTGTTTACAGATCTCTCGGCAAGCCACCGTGGTTTGAAGACGATGGTTCGGAAACGCTTTTTACGGCGAGTTATCAAGTTGGGCCATAGTCCTAAGGATATCGATCGTTTCCTATGGAAGAAGTTTCGTGGTTTATACCCCGATTCCCCTCTTCCGTTCGTGAAACGAGAGATCTGGAGGGCTAAGGTTGTTTTTTCGGCACACTTTGTTGAAGGGTCGAGATTTTCCACTGTTCCTAAAAACAATGAAAAAGACAGACCTATCAATATTGAGCCTCTTGGTAACATACTCGTGCAGCGCGCAATCGGAAACGGCATCCGTACTCTTCTTTTGGAAGAATTCGGAATTGATCTAGACAATGATGCTGAAAAACATCGTCGTCTGGTTGCTA